CTATATCTTGTTGATCGCTTCCAGTAGTTCGGCAAGTTGGAAGTGTGTATACACAACTTCCGTTACGCCCTGCCCCTTGTGTCCTACTATCTTTCGTGTCGTTCTTTCGTCAACTTTGGCAGCAGTCAAGAGCGATACGCAAGTGTGCCGCGTGTCGTGTGGTCGATGACCGTAAAATACAGGCTTTTTCTTATCCGGCTCTTTTACGAGCTTACCCATTCCGGCGTTAATGAGTAACGGTATCCAATAACTATCATAGTAATTACGATACTTGAAGGGTTCGTTTTCCGGCGTACAAATAAGGTAATCACATGGACGGGCTAACCAGTACTCAAAAAATGGTACGATTTTCTCAGCAATCGGAACGGAACGTATACCCGCGTCGGTTTTGGATTCCTGTACTTTAAACCAGCGTTCTTCTAAGTGTACGTTTTCCTTTTTCAGTTCCAATAATTCCCCGATACGAACGCCCGTATAAATCAATATCAGCATAACCGTATAATACGGGTTGCCGTCCTTAAAGTTCCAAAGTGTTTCTATTTCTGTGTCGGTAAATGGTTCGCGTTTCATAGCGTTAGGATTTCCGGCTTTTTTGATATTCAAAAATTCAACCATATTTCTTTCTTTTGGTATGACTTCATGTATAACAGCATACTTATACATAAGTCCAAGCATAACCTTTAATTTTCTGAGCGTCGGGGTATTCTTCCCGGATTCATCAACAACCATTTGCAAGTGATCTAATTTAACATCGACGAAGCGCATAGAAGCGATTTTATCGCAGAGCTTCCAGGAAGCTTTATAACCTTTTACGTTGGATTCGCTGACGTTTGGAAAATGTTCATCACTCCAACGCTCATATACATCGGCAAAAGTAACCTTCGCGGCGTTTACGTCGTAAGGATTCGCGTTAAATTCTGCCAGGGCAGTAAGTGCTTCCTTCCTGGTGGCATAATAGCCGACGGTTATGTATAATTGCTTCGCCTTCCCGGTATCCGGGTTAATATCCCAGCCTTTTGTTTTCTTTGCTACATAGGGGTTACGGCGGTTGCCGGAGAGCTTGTAAACACTTCCGAAGCCGTTAGGTAATTTCATATAATCACACCTTCCTTAAAAAAGGGTATAAAAAATAAGCCCTTTTTAAAAATATGGGCTTATGGTATAATCATATTGCGTTTTGATTTATCTATAAGCCCTTGTTTATAGGTATCGCGTAGCCGTTTCGGGTGGCAGCCCGGGACGGCTTTTTAAATTATCTTAAAGGTTCAATAATTCAGATTTCTTTTTATTAAATTCTTCTTCGGTTATAGCGCCACAATCTAATAGCTGCTTATACTTTAAGATTTCATCGGCAGCAGACCCGGAAGAAGCTGGGGCGCTTGATTCTGCCGTAATAGAATCGAGTAAAGCAAGTATTTTATTCGCGCAATCCGTCATAGTGTTATACAGGAAGCTTCCCTTTTTGGTATCGGCAGAAATAAGAGAAATTTCTGTATAGGTATCGTATGTATGATTAAGGGTAATTCTGATATACATTTTCTTAATCATTTCTTTTTGCGATTTCTTCCCGGTAGTTCCACCGATTACAGCACCAACACCACCGAACACAGCGCCACCGACCAGGGCGCGCCCGATGCTTACACCACCTTTTGTATATGTTTCGCCGTCTACGACAAGTTCATAATCTACAATGTCGTCGAAGGAATAGACAATAGGCGTTTTATTGTATATAGATACTGCCGGAGCCGGAACGTGAAAAAGTCTTTTACTCTTATCTACGAAGAACAGCTTACCTACCGTATCTGTAGCCTGGAAGTTTTTATATAATTCCTGGTTTTCTTTTATGTATTCTATATGCGTTTTGATTTCTGATACATTCTTATTCTTTATATTGCTTACAAAGTTCGGACTACAAAGACTAAGGCAAGAAGAACAAACCGAACCTTCGGAAGTTTTGGCTTTTGTCAATGCATTAACCTTACCACCGCAAACAATACAGGTTTCTTTACTAAATAATCCCATAATACCCGCCTTTCGTTGGTAACACTAACATTATCCTTATCCTATCACGCTGAAAGGAAGGTAGGATAATGTTAAAAGTAAATTTGTGGGAAGTGCGTACAGCCAAAGGCTTAAAGCTGGAAGCTGTAGCCGTAATGACTGGCGTAAGCAAGTCCACTTTAAACAATATTGAAAATGGTAAAACTTCGCCAACACTGGCAAACCTGGAAAAAATAGCCAAGGGCTTAGGTTGCCGTATGAGCGATCTGTACGATTCCGAATATAAGTAGTATATCATATCTCAGTTTTATACCTGGTATTCTTGTAAATATTTCCACAATCCTGGAAATGTTTTTAAAATCCGGGACGAGCAGAAAAAATAGGAATATAATGGATATTGTCAAAAGGAAGGGGGCTTAACTATAATGCGTGAGAAGCTACACAACCTTATAGACACTATCCAGGAAGAAAAACTATTAAGAAAGATATACTTTTATATCCTGGGCTTGAAGGGGTAGGCGTTAATAACGTCTATCCCTTATTTCATTTCTGAAATGATTTTCTTAAGTACGTCCCATTCGTCTTCTGACAATTTGCAAAGAGTTTTAATTAAGTTCTTCTTAAATTCATCAGCGCCGCCGGAGATACGACCTACATATAAGTCTAGTTCTTCATCTTCGGACATAGGGTTAAACATTTTCCCGTTCCCGGTTCTTAGCCATTCTTCATTAACATTAAATTTCAAAGAGCAGATACTAATTACTCTATCAGATACTTCCTTACGGTTGTTTTCAATGTCTGACAAATGACCTTGTGATATAGAAAGAGCTGTAGCAAAGTCGCCCTGTTTCATGTTCAACTCTTTTCTAAGCTGTTTTAACCGTTCGTTCATTAAACAAATTCCCCCTTTCTATGAAGTAATTTTACTATAACACAAAAAATATCGCAAAGCAACAAAAAATATTATAAAAAGTGTTGACAAAGAGTAGCATAGCGATATATAATTATCGCATAGCAACAAGAGTAAAAGACGAACGGGAAGGACGGAAGAAAAAAATGAGCGAAGAACAAATTAAAATTTGGAAAAAAGTAGAAGCCAAAGGCTTAGAAAAGCTGGGAAACATCGAGAAAGCACTGTTGACAAAGGAAGGCTTTAAGGAAGCTCATAAAGATTATTGCGACTTTGTAGACAGACTGGCAGAAACTACAGGACTGACAACCGGGGAACTGGATAGACATTTTACTACACTCTTAGCGGAGAAAGCAGAAAAGAAGAATGAAGGAAGCAAAGAAGCAACAAACACAAATAACTGACGGGTTCTATATAAGACGGACAGGCGGAAGCACAACGGCGGGCGGTTGGCTCAAGGGGTTAGGAAATGTAGCAAGCATTACCAGGGGAACGTCTAATATTTATATGTATCAGAGTTGGAAGCTGAAAGCCGGGACATACACAGTAAGATTCAAAGCCGGGGCGGACTTAAGAAGCATAAGCAAAGCAAGAATTAGGGTATCACTTGGCGGAATCAGCTATTATACAAAAGCCGGAGAACTGGACGACGAAGTATTTAAACAGTACGAAACGGAGATAACTATAAGCTCAGCGGGGACAAAGTACTTTTATGTGTATAACTATGTGGATAACACGACGGTTTATATTAAAGATGTGGAAGTACTGGGGAAATATGAAGACCATGCCGAAGCACAATTTACAGTAGCAAATGACGCTATCGAAGCGGAAGTAAAACGGGCGGAAGGAATCGAAGACGAACTTAGAGCTGCAATAAAGGTAAATGCGGGCAATATCACAAGCAAGGTAGAGAAGGGAGATATGGGAAGTTATATAACCCAATACTACAATAATGTGCTGATTGCATTTAACAAAGATTCTAAGTATGTACAGATTTCCGCCGGACAGATCGCTATTTACAACGGAGAAGTAACCACCGCAGGGAAGCGGGCGGTATTCGACCAGTCGGGAAATTCTTTTTACCGGGATAACTATTTTGTAGGGCGTATCGGTACGAACCAGTGGAAAGACAACAACGCCCACAAGGGGCTTACTTTTGACCTGGAATACCAGGGAAAATACATGGCTTGGGCGCGAGCGGCAAGCAGCGGCGCGACAACCTATGATACGATTTTGTGTTATTCGAGAGCGAATAGTATTTACACGGAAGCCGGGTTACATGTGGGTTGTAATATGTATTTACATAATTACGAGCTGCATAACGTGAGACTTTCCGGGACAGGAGTTAAGTACAATAACACCTGGTATAACGGATATACGGGAACAATACCGATATGTACGGCAATCTCAATACAAAGCACTGGAAACGGCGGTATATCTTGGTCGTATTCAACGTCGTATATAAGAGTGGCAGACGGGGTAATAGTTGGATATTGGACGTAGGAGCGAAAAATGGAAGAGAAGAAAAAAGACGAATATGTATTAGCAGAAATCGTAGACAATGAAGAAGGAATTACGGCAGAGAATACAGAGACAGAAGTAAGTGGAAGCGTGAACTTCCGGGAAGAGGTAGAAGCGAGTGAGCGAGAATAAAGCAAAAGAAGTAAAAGTACAACAGGAAGAAAATGTAACGGAAGAACAGCACGTAGAGACAAAAGAGGAAGCAGCTAAGAGAGTAGCCGAGCCGCTCAGCGTAACCATCGAAAAAGTGAAAAAGGATATCAATACAGCGGTTATTATGGCGGAAAGAAATTACGGCTTACATTCAAGTATTACGGTTCTGATTCTTGAAAGTGTCTTAGCAAATGTACGCGCGGGAAATGCTACGGTAGCAGCTATGGAATTTGAACAATACAAAGGGGAACTGTTAAAGAATGGATAAACAGATCACACGGCTTACACTGGACGTAGGCTTAAGAGATTCCTATAAGGTTGTATTTGCAAAAATGGGCGATACAGAGCGCCGCGTAATTGCAGAAATCAAAGACAACGGAGAGGAATATAGCCTTACTGGGGTAAATACTGTAGAAGTCAGATGCAGAAAGGCAGACGGAAAACAGGTTACTAAAAATGCCACAAAAGAAAATAATACGATAGTCATTGACATAAGCGGACAAATGACGACTTGCAAGGGTACGGCTATTGTAGATGTGGTATTGTACGGTACTTCCGGCGGGGTACTGAGTACTGCTAAATTCTATTTGAATGTAGACGACGGAGCAGTAAGCGAAGACGAAATTAAGAGCAGTAACGAATACGAAAGCCTTACCGATGCACTTAGAGTAGTGGGACTTTCTAAAGAAGTAGCGGAAACGGCACTTACTACAGCTAACGAAGCCTTGGATACAGCGGGGGAAGCTATCGCGGGAGCAGCAGAAGCGAAGAAACAGGCGGAAGCAGCAAACACGGCAGCAGCAGAAGCCAAAAAACAGGCATCGGCAGCAAATACAGCAGCAGCGGAAGGAAAGAAACAGGCGGCAGCAGCAACTACAGCGGCAGCAGAAGCGAAGAAACAGGCGGAAGCAGCGACAGAAAAGGCAACAGCGGCGAATAATGCAGCGGCAGCAGCAGAAAAACAAGCAACGGCAGCGAACAGCGCAGCGACAGCAGCGAACGAAGCAAGAGGAAAAGCAGTAGCAGCAGCACAAAGCGTTACGGAGCAGAGTGAAAAAGCGGTAAATGATGTAAAAGCAGCCGGGGCAGAAGCAGCACAGAACCTTAAAGGATATACAAAGGAAGAGACAAACGCGCTTTTAAGAGCTGCCGGAGTCCATACCCAGGTAGGCGCGCCGATTTACGGGGTAAAAAGGGTGTGGAATACAGCAAATGTAAGTGACACATGGGAACGTACAGACGCAAGTGTAGGCATGGAAGCAAACCCGACTATTGGTACAAAGATAGGAAAAGACGACTTTTCTTATGTAATGCCGTGGGCGGGGATTGTATCTAAATGCTGCGACCTGGATACAGGGGAAACAATAGCGTATATCGGAGAACCGGGGTACGACCCAACGAAGTACATGGTACTTACAGAGTATCCGGGATATTATCTCAAGCGCTGGCGCGACGATACATACGAATATGTGCAGATTTCCGCCGGAGCTTTTGACGGAGCAGTATATATAGAGCCGTGGGAGTGGGGGCGCTATCCGTCTTCGCTTATGGGAAGTAAGCACGTATCCATGAGCGGAAAACACCCGGATTGTAGAATAACCAGGGCTACAGTAAGAACCAGGTCGAAAGCTGCCGGGGAAGGCTTCTACAGCATGGATAGTACAAGTTACTGGGCGTACAGTATGCTGGTACTTGTGAAATATGCAAGCCTTAATACCCAGGAAAAAGTATGTAAGGGTTATTACTATCTGAGATATACAGACCAGGACAAAGCCCTGGTAGCCGAACAGAGTGCGAACCGTATCGTTATAGCACTGACAACAGCAGCAAGTGAATACCTGGTAGGAAATGCCGTGGAAATTGGTACAAGCCTGGGCGGAGCACAGGTAGCGAAGCAGAGACTAATTACAAGAGTGGAAGACTACAGCAGCGGAAGCGTAACGGGGAAAGCGATCTATTTTGACGGCGACCCGGTAAATATTGCGGTAGGTAATATTATTAGTCATTGTGCCAATATATCGGGAACAACCGATAGCCTGGGGATGAAAGACGGATGCTTGGCGAATGACGGTAAGCACGCTATGTTGCTTTTAGGGCATGAGCATAACGGGCAGTATGCTTTTGTGGATAATGTGAACCGATACCAGGACAAAATATATGTATGCTACGACAACACAGCGACGAAAGATAACGTAGGAGATACAGACCCGAATTATAAGGCATTAAGCTTCGCATTTCCTACAACGTCCGGCTGGCAGCTTTTAGAAGGATTCGACCCGGAACACCCGTTAGAAATGTGGTGTGAAAAGCTGGGCGGTTCTTCTGTTGGAAAAGGAAACGGGGCGTACTTATGGAGTAACAACAATGCCGCCTGGTGCGTCTTGTTTGTCTTCGGTGGCGCGTACTACGGAGCTTACGCGGGCTTGCCTTCCGTGTACGCGAACAACGGTAGCGGTGGCGTGAACTGGAACATCGGCGGGGTGCTTCTTAAAAAACGCCAGTAAGACCGGGGGTGTAACGGGGGCGGGCAGCCCCCTAATACCTAAAGATTTCCAGGAAAATGGAAGGAAAGGGGGAAAGTATTGAATTTGCAAAATGAAATGATATACTACCCAAAAGAAACGGCGGGAAGGAGATAGAAAACATGAAAGGATAGAGAAAATACATAAAAGGGATTTAGTGTGTAAGCCGCCTGGTACGTCTTGTATGTCTTCGGTAACGCGAACAACGGAGCTAACGCGGGCTTGCCTTACGTGAACGCGAACAACGGTAGCGGTAACGCGAACTGGAACATCGGCGGGGTGCTTCTTAATGCTTACAATGGAAAATATGAATTATTGCACACTATCTAAACACGGCGCAAGCTGTGACCTTACCAGAGTAACCGACACGGCGAAGGACTGGTAAAAATAAGCGACTGGCAAGGAACTATTAGGGGAAGACCCGGAAGCCGCTATTTACAGGGCGGTACGTCTTCGGACGTATTCCGAATAAGCATTTAAGAAAGGGTAGTATATGGATAAGCCAGTAAATAAGAAACCAAAGTTAAAGAAACAAGAGATACTACCTAAAAGAGTTGGTGGAATCTACGAAAAAATCTACGAATATGAAAACATTAAAACGGCGATTAAGGCAGTATGTAGTAGCCCGAACGCCACAAAATCAAAGAGAAACGAAAAGACAAATGCAAAGCAACAGAAAGAAAAGTATTTAGGGGATATCGACAAATACACGAAAATGATACAGGCACTTCTGATAGAAGGCAGATATAAGCCGCGGAAGCTGAGAAGAAAAGAAATATACGACGGTGTGCGGCATAAAAAACGAGTGATCGCTAAGCCCTGTATGGTTGATAAGATTGTACAGCGGGCAGTATTGCAGATCATCGAGCCTATTCTAATGCGAAGAATGTATATGTATTCGTGCGCAAGTATAAAAGGAAAAGGCGGGATATATTGCAAAAGGAAGATTGAAAGAGCAATAGCCAGGAAGAACAGGAAGGGAAAGAAGTATAAGAATGTAAAGCATACGAAGTACTGGGAAGCCCTGGATATTAGAAAATGCTATGATAATATTCTACATTGCTTTTTAAAGTTCCGGCTTATCAAAATGTTTAAAGACAAAAGACTGCTTGAATTACTGTTTATGTGTATAGATGTTTACTGGGTAAAGGAAACAGCAGCGGGGAAAAGAGGAATACCGATAGGTACACCGTTCGGGCATTGGTTCGCTAATATCATGCTGACACCCGTAGACTTTGTAATAAAACACATTTTCAAGATAAAATACTATTTTAGGTATATGGACGATATGTTATTATTTAGTAGTAATAAAAAGAAGTTACGGCAGTTTGTAGCCTGTATCCGTGATGCACTATCACGAATAGGCTTACACATAAAGAGTAAATTACAGGTACACGCAACCAATGATAAAGGGAAGTTAGGGAACAGACCAATAGACTTTATAGGCTATAGATTCTACCGGGACTGTACTACCTTACGTTCCAGTATATGCTTAAGAATAACACGGAGAATACGGAAGGTACGAAAGAAGCAGATACTTAACGGACACGATGCAAGAAGCGTAATAAGCTATTACGGCTGGATAAAAAATACGGATTCCTGGGGACTGAAAGTAAAGTATTTTGATGATACCGTAAAAAGCGCAAAGGAGAAAATAAGCAATGGAAGCGGTAAGAATCAGAGAAGGCGTAGAGACAGAAGAGGAAGTACTGACCGGGGCGGCTATCGTTGGGAGACAGGCGGGGCGTGTGCGCGTACAGCTTAAGACAGACGTAGAGACGGTAGAAGAGACAGAAGAAAAACCGAAACACTACCGTTTTACACTGATTGAGTTTTGCACCCGTGAAACTGCAAAGCTGGAAGCCCGTATTAACGGAAGCCTGGCTAAATGGATTGAGGAAGCCCGGAGAATTGCAACAGAAAAAGCGGGAGAGAAGACAGCAGAAGAGAAGTACGACGATCTCAAAGAGACAACCGACGGACTGGTAGAGACAACGGACGAGCTTGTAGAAACTATGGCGGATATCTTAGGGGGTGCTATTTAATGCTGACGGGCGCGAAACTTAAAATTATTGTACGCGGTGTAAAAATTAAGGTGCAGCGCGGCGAAGACCTGGAAGAGATTTTAGAGAGCTACGAAAACCTTACGGAAGAAGAGAAACAGCAGATAAGGGATAAAGTAAATGAGTGATTATCTTTTACAAATGATTGAAGTACAAGCCAGTGTAATTACAGATTTGACAGAGGTAAATAAAAGGCTTCTGTTGGAGCTGGAACAATACCGGGCGATAGAGGAAGAAGACAATATTATACTAACGATGATGCAAGACATAGAAGAAGGAAAGGAAGACTTAATAAAAATGTCTTCTGTATAGGAAGGTTAGTATTTTTGAGTAACGAATTTTGGATAGGGCTGTTAATACAGCTTGTAGTCTATGGCGTGTCTATCGGCGTGATTTACGGCGTAATGCGTACAAGATTAGACTATATCGAAAAGAAATTAGATAAACACAACAACGTAGCGGAAAGAGTATACAAATTAGAAGCAGATTCAAGTACAATATTTGAAAAAATATCAGTAGAGAACAACCGTATAAAAGACCTGGAAGAGTGGCAGACGTATGAGCAGAGGAAAGAGTAAACGGGAATTTAAGAAAAAGGTTGTAATGTGGACTGGCGTACTATTTGTATGTGCTTGCTTAGTGGCTTTAGTGTTCGCCTGGAACGAAAAGCCTACAGATGTGTTTACCTATATCATTCCGACGGCTGGCGGCGTATTTGCTGCCGCTGTAGTGTGGTATCTGAAAGCGGTACAGCTTGAAAATGGAATTAAGATACAGCTTGGAATGATTAAAAAGCTTATCGACCTGGGGGAAGAGAACCAGGCGGAAGAAACAAAAGAGAGAATCATACAGAAGATGAAAGATAAAACAGATACAATCATAGACGAAGCGTTAGAACCGACAGAAATACAAAATTTTTAGAGGTGCGAAACTATGGAAACTGTAAAAATGATTCTTGAAAACTGGGTATACTTTTTTATACTTCTTATCCTGGGACTGCTTACCGTGTATGCAATCCTTAGATTTATGAAGCTGACACCGAAGCAGCAGCTTGAAAAAGTAAAAGTAGCACTGCTTTACATGGTAACAGAAGCAGAAAAGGAATTAAAAAGCAAAACGGGACGCATTAAGCGATCTATGGTATGGGAATGGCTGGTAGAAAGATTCCCGATTGTTACGCTTTTTATCACGGAAGAACAGTACGACAAATTATTAGACCAGGCGTTAGAAGATTTTAGAAAAATGCTGGAAAGTAATACAAGTTTGTATGATTACGTTTACAATACAGTAACAGTTACGGAAGAGGACACGGAAAACGATATTATGAGAAAGATTGTAACGGGGGCGTAATTGTATGAAGATTTTACTTATCAGCGGACACGGGGACGGCGACCCGGGCGCAAGTTCAAAATTTGGAGTAGAAGCAACAGAAACCGTAGTAATGGTACAGAAGATTAAGGAAACACTGGGGAACTATGCACAGGTTGACTTATACCCGACAAACAGGAATGCTTTTAAAGACCTGGGTAAAGGTTGCTGCCAGGTAAATTTTGGAGATTATGGCTATGTATTGGAAGTACATTTTAACTCTTGTGTAAATGACCTTGCCGGGGACGGAAAGACAACAGGTACGGAAATCTATGTAACAACAGCAGAGAAGACCGTAGGTGTAGAAACGAAGATTGTAGAGAAAATCGCAGCACTGGGACTTAAGAACAGGGGCGTAAAGCGGACAAACTGGCGAGTGATTGCAAGGGCGAAAGCCAGCGGTACGTCTTCGGCACTGCTGGAAGTATGCTTTATCGACGACAAAGACGATATGCAGATTTATACAGCGAAAAAAGACCAGATCGCAGCAGCGGTGGCTACGGCAATCGCGGAGCAGTTCGGACTTAAGAAAGGCGGGAACAGCGGAAACCAGGGAAGTAAAGGTATTGCAGTAGGAAGTACCGTAACAATTAAAGACGGCGCGGTATACGGTGGCTTATCATCGGCACGCGGTAAGACAGTTCCGGCAGCTCAGCGCGGCGGGAAGAAACATACAGTAGATAAAATCCAGGTAAATAACGGAGTACAGGAAGCACGACTTAAGGATATTACAAGCTGGGTAGCTGTATCGAGCTTACAGGCAGTGTAGGGGGATAAGGAACATGAACGCAGAACAGAAGAATTTTATTGAAGTGGTGGGCGCTATTGCGTCCGCCGATATGAAGAACAGCGGAGTAGCGGCAAGCTTAACGACAGCACAGGCAATTTTAGAAAGCGCTTGGGGAAAATCAGAGCTGACAAAGACAGGTAATGCACTTTTCGGAATTAAGGCTACAAAGGACTGGAAGGGTAAGACCTTAACAAGAAAAACTACAGAATACGAGGGCGGAAAGAAAGTACAGGTAGAAGCAGAGTTTAGAGCCTATGACACCTGGGAAGATTCTGTAAAAGACCACAGCGCATTTTTAAAGAAGTATAAGAGATACGCGAAGGTAATCGGGGAAACAGATTACAAAGAAGCTTGTAAAGCGGTAGCTGCTGCTGGATATGCAACAGACCCGGAATATGCGAAGAAGCTTATTGAGCTTATCGAAACATACGAACTGTACAACTACGATACGAAGAATACAAATACTGACGACCTGGGAGCAGAGGACAAGAAGTATTACAGAGTCCAGGCGGGAGCATACAGGAGAAAAGAAGGCGCTGACCTTATGGCGGAGAAAATCAGAAAGACCGGGCATAAGGACGTATTTGTAAGAATGATTAACGGGCTTTACAAAGTCCAGGCGGGAGCTTATACAGATCGCAAAAACGCAGAGAAGACAGAGAAAAAATTAAAAGCTGCCGGAATTAGTTGCTTTATTGTATGCGCATGATGTAGTATTAAGGAAACGGGAAAGAAAGTAGCGGTAACTGCCGCGTAACTTACAAATGCATCAAAAAAGCCGGAAAATAGGCGTTCGGAGTTATCTGTAAGGGAGATGTGGCAGTCGAGGATGGCATCGTAATTGGTGTAGGAGAGTATGAAGGAGAGACAGAGATCGATCTGGATGGGAAATATCTCTGCCCGGGATTTATCGACAGCCACCTTCACCTGGAATCGACACTGGTAACTCCGGGAGAACTGATCCGGCAGGCTGCACAGTGCGGCACGACTACATTTATTGTAGATCCGCATGAATCCGCAAATGTCTCAGGAACTGACGGAATCGACTATATCCTGGAACAGACCGAGGAGGTTCCGGCAAATGTCTATGTGATGATGCCTTCCTGTGTACCGGCTACACATGTCGATGACAATGGATGCACCCTCACTGCAGGAAAGATGAAGGCATATCTCAATAATCCGAGGATCCTGGGACTTGGCGAGGTTATGGATGCACCGTCTGTTGTAAACGGAAGTGTATCCATGCATGAGAAACTGTCCGTTTTTAAGGACAGAGTCCGTGACGGACATGCACCATTTTTGCCGCCGGGAGATCTGGCTGCATATGCACTGGCAGGCATTTCCACAGACCATGAATGTGTGACTTATGAGTATGCCATGGAAGAGTGCAGAAATGGAATGCAGGTGCTGATCCGTGAAGGAAGTGCCGCCAAGAACCTGGAAGCGATCGTTAAGGGAATCGTAGAGCATCACACCGATACCTCAGGATTTTGCTTTTGCACCGATGACAAGCACATCGAAGAGATCCGAAAAGAAGGACACATCAATTTCAATGTCAGAAAGGCAGTTCAGCTTGGGCTGAGACCGGAACAGGCACTCAAGATGGCAACAATACAGGCAGCGAAATGCTATGGACTGCATCATCTTGGTGCGATCGCACCGGGATATCAGGCAGATTTTGTTGTGCTGGATAACTTAAGTGATATGAATGTCTTGGAAGTGTACCATAGGGGCAAAAAGATCATCAAGGATGAAAAAGTTGAGATCCGCCCATGTGATCCTCAGCTCAAAAATACAGTACATCTTCTGGGATTCAGGGAATCTGATCTCTGCCTTACGTGGAGAGAAGGAAAGGTACATATCCTTAAGATGCTGGAAGGACAGATCGTAACAGAAGATGTCCAGGAGGAAGTTGGCTATACAGAAGAAAAGGGCCGGAAAGTATTTAAACCGGATGGAACCTATCAGAAGATCGCAGCAGTCGAACGTCACAAAAACACCGGCAAGATCGGCGTGGGAATTGTCAAAGGATTCGGGCTTCGCGGTGGTGCGATCGCATCGAGCGTGTCCCACGATTCACACAATCTGATCGTGATCGGCGACAATGATCATGACATGTATCTGGCAGTTCAGGAACTTCTCCGCACGCAGGGCGGCTATACCCTGGTTGAAAACGGACAGGTATTCGACACTCTGCCGCTCCCGATCATGGGACTTATGAGTGATGCCGGATATGAGAAGGTAAATGAGAAGCTGGCACGCATGATACCAAAGGCACATGAGATGGGAATCCCGGAGGGCTTTGACCCGTTTATTACTCTGTCATTTATGGCACTTCCGGTCATTCCGGAGATCAGGATCACGCCAAGAGGTGTATATCTGACCCAGGAAGACCGTATGATCCAGAGCCCGTTTGACCGTTGAACCAAAGATTTACAAGATAACAAAAAGGCAAGGTAGAGAAATCTACTTTGCCTTTTCGAGCGTAAAGATAAATTCTGTTCCGACGCCCTCGGTGCTGATCACATTGATGTGCTGCCCGTGAGCGGAAATGATCTCTTTGACGATCGCCAGTCCGAGACCGGTGCCTTTCTGGTCTTTGCCGCGGGAGCGGTCGATCTTATAGAAACGTTCCCAGATCTTGTTGATGCTGGATTTCGGGATCCCGATGCCATGGTCCTTGACGGAAACAAAGATCTTGTCGTTTTTCTCCGTTGTTTCGATCGTGATCGTGGAATGATCCGGGCTGAACTTGATCGCGTTGCTGAGAAGATTATACAGTACCTGCTGGATCTGTTCGATGTCTGCACGGGCATAGAGTTCCTTGCCTGATAAGACCAGTTCCAGAAGGATCTGCCGCGTCGTGCAGGTACCCTCAAAAGAAGCAGCAGTGCTTTTGATGACCTGGTTGATATCGAACGACTGGATGTTGAGCATACGCTTCTGGATGTCCAGTTCGTTGAGTGTCAGAAGTCCGCGGGTAAGTTTTTCCAGACGCTCTGCCTCGTAGGAGATGATCTTGAGGTATTTTTCCTGCATCTCAACCGGGATGGTGCCGTCGATCATAGCCTCCACATAACCTTTGATCGAAGTCAGAGGAGAGCGGAAATCATGCGAGATGTTTGAAATAAACTGCCGCTGATATTCGCCGTTCCGGTTGAGCTTGTCTGCCATGTAGTTTAAGTTTTTGGCAAGGTAGCCGAGTTCATTTTCGGAGTCGACCGGGATCTGATAGGACAGATTTCCGTTTGCAAATTCGGAGGCTCCCTTTGTGATCTCATGGAGCGGTTTCCGTACATGGAAACTATAAAAGATAAACAATACAGCGACCAGCAGATAAGTGACCACAAACAGAAGCTGGATGATCCAGAGCAGGCTACTGCGGCTCTGGTACAGGTCACTCATCAGATAGTGGATCGCCACATAACCGCGGGTGTTGAGGTTTTCTGTGATCGGTGCGATCGTGCTCAGCCGCGTTTCTGAAAAATATCCATAAAAGTCCCCGATCTGATAATAGTTGCTGCCCCAGGAGGCCGGATTAAATCCCTCCAGATCAATGGGATTGTCCGGTGAAATATCCTTGCGTGTGCTTAAGATGATCTGTCCGTTACTGTTGATGATCCAGATGATCGTATCCGGATAGTTGGTTGCCAGAGACAGATTGCTGCGGATAGATTCCATGTTGGCAGAAGTGATGTTATGACTGACAAGATCACTTTCTGCGATACGATGGGCTGTCTGGTACATGTCCGAAGTAATGGACTTTTCGAGTCTTGCCTCGAGCATATGGGAGCCTGCAAAGGTTACCAGGAAAAATCCCAGAATGCCAAGCAGGATATAGGCAACAAGAAACATGGAGGTCAGTCGTTTTTTCATTTGTTTTTGACCTCAAACTTGTATCCTATGCCCCAGACAGTTGCGAGGCTCCACTGCGGGTGGTCTTTGATCTTCTCACGAAGACGCTTGATATGAACGTCAACGGTACGGGTATCGCCGATGTATTCATAGCCCCAGATATGGTCGAGAAGCTGCTCTCTGGTAAACACCTGGTTCGGGGATGCGGCGAGGAAATAGAGAAGTTCCAGTTCCTTCGGCGGCATATCGACATGATTTCCCATATAAGTGACAGAATAGTTGGTCAGATTGATCATGAGATCCGGGTAGCTGACACATTTTTCTGACGGGTTTGCCGCTGGCTGTTTGACCTTGAAACGGCGCAGGACTGCGCGAACGCGGGCAACGAGCTCCTTTGTGTCAAATGGTTTGATGATGTAGTCATCTGCACCGAGCTCCAGACCGAGTACCTTATCGAAGGTTTCTCCTTTGGCAGAGAGCATGATGATCGGCACATCAGAAGTATGGCGGATTTCCCGGCAGACCTGATAGCCGTCGATACCTGGCAGCATCAGGTCAAGAAGAATCAGATCCGGCTGGAAGACAGAGAACTCCTTAAGAGCCTGTTCTCCGTCATTTACAATTCTGGTTTCAAAACATTCTTTTGTAAGGTATAAAGAAATCAGTTCTGCAATATTGTTGTCATCATCTACGATTAAGATTTTCTGTTTTGTTACCAT